TGACGCTGGTTTGAGGGCCACCATTTCCCGCTTCGGACCAGCTCTGCCATACCCATGCTTTTGATTTGAAGGGTACTAAAACCATAACGTTTGGCCAGCGCCTCACCCTGAGTAACACGAACATCCCAGCCAGGTGCAGCCCACCCGGTATCACAATAAACAACTGTAACATCAGGTAACATACTCTCATGTGCCCATTGGATGAGGGCGACAGAGTCGTTACCGTAACTCGAACTAATAACGTTCATATTTTCACCTTGAATGATTCGGCCCGCTTTAACCAGCCTTTTAGAAAACGCTGTTGTGTTGGATTTCTGGCAACGATGCGATGGTAAAAATCAATGCGTTCATCGGCAAGGGCATTGATAAAATAACTCCCCATACTTTTATATGCTTCGGCCGCCGCCATCTGAGTGCGTGGACCATTAGCGCCATCGACACGGCCAGCATCGAAACCAGCCAGATTGCAAACCGTTTGCACAAACTTTATTGCCTGGCGCGGACCGTGATTCACGGCACAATCAAACGCCAACGGCTGTACTCTTTCTGCAAAGGCGTTGATGCGCGGAGCATAGTAGTAGTTAGATTTGTAGATTTCCTTGGCGGTCTCGATGTCCATGCTGCGCACTTCGGCCACCGTCGCTTGTCGGCCCATCCAACCCGAATAGGTTTTCTGTGTGACACCAAAATTAGTCGCACCGCCACGATCCAAAGGATCATTAACGAAACCGCCCTCGTGTTTCAGAATGATATCCAGCATGTCGTCTATCTCTGTCTGGTTCATGCTACATTGTCCTATTTATTTATCCCGTACCAATTTGAATATTAAACTCACACTGGCGCAGCTAAATTTTGACCGTCTAAAAACAATTCCCGCGCAACCATTACGACACAAACCACCGCGAGTATTACAGCGAATATTTTTAGTGCTACTACAAAATGGTCTTGACTCATAATTAATTGCCCTCGTTTAATTCTCGAATAAAGCGCGGAACATCAAGAGGTATATCCTCCTCTGTGATAGCGTTCAACGGCTCTGAATTCACGCTTATGACACGTATACGACCGAGACGCGCCATCTTTTCGCCCTTCTTTACATCACCAGACTTGAGACGTCACCATCCAACTCGGCGTGTGACTGCTTTAGTTCTATTTTTGAACGGCTCAATGGTCATTGAAAAACTCATATTTCTCATAGTTATTCTTTAAACGTCAATTGTTTTATAAAATCGGCACGGAACCCATCAACATCAATCCCTTCTGATTCGGCATATGATTCAGTTAATATCCTGTACGACTCTGTCGCCGGACAAAAGTGGTATGCGACTCGCGGATTTTCTTTTATCTTCTGTAAAACATGAACTACAGCCAGTTCTGATTTTGTCTTTGTCATATACCACCTATTAGTTAATTAGTGCCGACCTTTCAGCCGGTGCGGCGGGTATGCTTCAGTCATTATGATTTCCACCCCATAACATGAACCAACGCCTGCGCAACCTCTATAATCACCGCGATGATAATTAGCAGTATTATCACAGTTGCAATTCCATCAAATTTATGTCGTGCCATTTTTATTTAACCAGTCGTAATGTAGATGGTGAGCTATGCATTTTCTTTAAATCCTTGACTCGTTCCTGTGCGAGCTCCAAATCAGCCAATATCCGGCGAATAGAACACAAATATGTTTCTATGGAATCGTCAGCCAAAACCATGCCGTCCAGCGTTTTTACATGGCAACACACGGAGCTGACTATTTTGTATGTTTCATTACAAATAGATCTAGCTGTTCTCATGTTGTTTCCCCGGTACGTTTGTTGTTTTGGGCACATCAATCCATGTATATTGGTTGCCGTCTATCTCTGCCAGTTCGAGCACTTCACCGGCCCAGTTAATGCGGTGGCCTATATTCCAGTCTGGTGGCGGCGTGGCACGATGTAATATTTTTATAGTCATGCTTTTCCTATATATCGTATGCAACGCCGCTTCAAATGTTCAGCGCAACCTAATTTTTCACGACAACGACCAAACCATCTACCACATTCAACACATGTCACCCTGTCGTCATCTATCACACCACTGTGGTAGTCTGTTACCCGTTTTCTCCAGTCATCTGTCGCACCGTCAGTATGTTTTTTCTCCCGTTTGGCAACTTGTTTTATGTGGGTGAGGGCGTCCATTTGTTGTTAGAGTGGAATTGTTTCTTGGATCGCAAAGTAAATATCCATGCAAGCTTTTGCATCACCCATCGCCGTATGTGCATCCTGAATTTCTTTACCCATGAAATGCATATATGCTTCTTCTAGCTTTGGCTGCTTGCCACTCATAATTGCTTTCGATAGTCTCATCGTGCATTCGTACTCACCTTCTTTCCAATTGCTGATCACTTGTTCGTTGAAATACCGCTTTGTCCCGATTCGAATCATTCGGTTATCGAATGTCGTATTGTGGGCAACTCGAGTTCGACCACCCCATAATTCAAGAAACATTAACAACGCAGTTTTCTCAGAGATACCAACATCCATAGCGTGCTCGTTTGTGGTCCCGTGTATGTCAGTTGTTTCCTGCGGAATAGTCCATCCATCAGGCTTGATAATGACATCCATGCTCTGCGCGATTGCCCGGGTTCCCGTGTTGACTAGTAACGCAGCGAGCTGAACTAAATGCGGTTGTATGTCGCTGTCTGATGGCTCTTTCCACACAGGGAGGCCGGTTGTTTCTGTATCAAATATAATGATGTGGTCAGGCATATTTTTCTCCGTTAGTCTGTTTCGTTTTAATTCTTGCTAGATCGTGCTGGGTCCAAATTCTTCCATGGTTAATGTTGTTGTTTGATTAAGATCCATCTGCAATAGCCAGCTAATAACCATTGATTCATGCACTATGTAATGAAGTGCCAATACCTGGATGATGTCAATGTCAGCAGGACGAGAATTTGTTGTGTCTGGCGCTTCCATATGAATGGGTTGGAGTGGGTCGTGTCTGGGTGATGGTCCGATGTGCGCGTCAATAGGATACCGCCGTTTCGGTTTCGCATTGGAACCTGAGTTCTGGACTGGAAGTGCTTGTGCAGTCTTGGATTTTTCTTCTTTTTGCAGGCATTCTAGTTCGGCCTGTTTTTTCTTATCCGCTATCCGTGTTTCCTCTGCGGCACGTTGCGCTTCTTCTTCTCGTATGCGTTCACGCTCTGCTTTAAGGCGCTTTTCTTCTTCCAGTTTGCGCTTGGCTATACGATCATTAACGAGCAATACAAAGTCTGGATTGTCCTTTTCCACAATAGTGTTGATATCGTTAAACAGAAACATGTATTCGGCGGCCATTTCTACGAGTGACTTTCTATTCGTGCGAATTATGTCAGCCACTTCGTTTGCTTTAAGTTTTGCCCTGGCCAGTTCGTCATTAGCTGCACTGCGAAGCGTCGTAATTGTGCGCTTGCCTTTTATCGCCGCCTTGAAATCGGCCGGAATATCCGGCATGTACTCGCCATCAAGGATAGATCTCAACTGGTCCATGTAGACGCGGAATTCTTCTGACGCCGTGGTTACAATCTCATTTTTTAGTGATTCTTTTTGTGACTTGATCAGTCTTTCCAACGTGAGCCGCTTATCGCGCATTTGTTCCTTTAGGTTATCTACAGTGGCAAAAAGGGCTTCAATGTCTGCTGTTTGCGAAAGCGCTTGTTTCTTCACAATTTCAAGCTGGCTTTCTGCCTCTCCACAAAACTTCACTGTTTTTTCCGCATCTGCAAAATCATCGTCTGTTTGCAGATCGGTATTAATGTTATCGATAAACTCAATAGCATTTTTTTCGTATACGGATAGGTTGGAGTTTTCAACTTTTCCAATAATAGAAACGTTCAACGTAGGCAGTGCCATGATAGCCTTTCCTGCTGACTTTGGCGCATCGACGATGTGCTCATAGATTTCCAGATCGGTATTAAATTGTCGCCAACCATTAAGTAGACGCGCCACTTTCTCGTCGTTCGTCCTGTACCACAGATAAACCATTTTGTCTGGCGTTCCATCTGACACTACAAAAATTGCTTCTTTTGCCCCACTGACAACTAACAGCTGATCGAGTTGCCATGTGTATTGTTCAGACAAATTTTTATTGCGCACCATTTCCACAAGCTCTTCATTCCACATTTTGTGTTCAAACGTCATGGTCTGAAGCATGGTGATACCGTCAAACGAGGCCAATAGATGCAAGTTGCCAATCTCATTTGTTCCCGTAGCTGGGTACAGTTCCTCGCCGATCAGTTTTTCGATATGTGGACGGATCGCGTTTTCTGCTTCGTGTCCTTTATCAAACAGGAATTTCTGCGTGTACTCTGACACATCGCGCTCGATTCCCAGTTTTTTCATTGCCAACAATTCGTCACGGCGCATGTGTTTTGATGCAGTCATCATTACCGGCGCTTCTGACGCTGTGTGATGTTTGGCGCGCAATTCTTGCCATTCTGGCGTTCCTTGGATTACATTATGAATTTGCATTGCTGGAGCCTTCCTGTTTACCGTTAATTTTGTTCTTCTGCGCATCAGTGAGCGTGTATTTCGTCTCGATGGTGTTGATGATTTCGGTTGGAGTTTTTTTGTTGCTGTCTATGAAATATTTCCATGCTGGATAATTGGCAGCAAATTGATCTGCTTGATATAGAGGCAGCACTGTTTGCTCTGGTTTATCTGCTTGTTGTTTATCGACACGTTGGACATCTCCCATTTCTTTTTCAGGTGCATAGTCTATGATCTCTTCTGCTACCTGGAGGCCCTTTAGTGCGTCTGGAAATACATCACGGATTGCCCACCCACGTGCGCGCATGGCGAGCATGCGTTTTGGATAGTTTGTCCACGGTCCTCCTTTCCCCCATAAATTAGCCAATTTTGCGTCTGCCTGACTGAATGTTCTGATTTGCTCAGGCTCTCTTTTGCGCTTGATTCTGCACGTAGCTACCATCATCCCGTCATCAAACGTTTCCGTCATGTATTCAAAATGAGGGTGCGTTCTTGCCAGCGCTGGCAGTGCATCACCCCATATTGACGGGCGGCCATTAATAACCGCGATGTTTTGAATTGCCTGTATGGGCTGTAAACCGATTTCACCGCCCATTTGAACCGCGACCAGAACGTTGCCAGCGTTTCCCTTAAAATCTTTCGGGCAGATGTCGCTCTTTGCGATCATGTCTGCAAATTTCATTGCCTCATCCAATGAGGTTGGCGTTAATGAAAATGTTTTTTTGGTGGCTATCTCATTCATATCGTTCTCCCTTCGGCAATGTTTCATGAACCTTCCCTTTTTCGTCTTTACCACACGCACCGCATTTGAACCCACTAATCATCGTCATCATCCCGACACCGTCGCAGACGTGGTGCCAGTACTGCACGCGTGGTACACGTTTACCCGTGTCACGTGTAAAATCAGTTGTCTGTGTCATTTTTCTTTTCCTCCTGAATCCGCTGGTAAATCTCCTCCCGATGTACCGGCAATTCCCGTGGTGCATCAATATGGATACGCACTTGTCTGCCTTTTACATCCAGCACAGTGATAATGATGTCGTCGCCGACTCGAAAACTTTCACCTGGTCTGCGTGTAAAAATTAATCCGCTCATGTTTTTTCTCCCTATGCCGAGTAACGCGGGAAGAAACAGTCGTTCATTCTCCCGGTTTTTCTGTTGATGTGTTTATTAATCCCAAGAACGTCATGGATGAAATTAAATTCATCGGATTCAAGCAGATCGCGCAATCTCAACGGACTGTTGATGTGAGCCGCTGAAATGTCCATCCAGTAGACGTTAATAGATGTCTCAGGAAACAATCCGTGCGCTCTTAAGGCGCACTCCAGAGCGAGATCCAGATCGGCTTTCGATATCGACTTCCAATCAATCATGTTTTTTCTCCCTGTTGTGTGTGTTTTTTAATTGATCGAGCCAAATTTATATTTGCTCGGTATGACCAGAGTTGCTGCAGGTCAAATAGGTCACTAGATAATTCGAAATATCCCATTGCGCGCACTGCGTCTTTATATCCCTCTATCCATGCACCAAAACTGATTTCACAAACGCTTGAACAGCGAATATTTCCCGCGTCGTGGTGTTTATCTGAAAGTCCACATTGCGTTTTCCACTCCCGGCACAACGTCTCTATTAATTCATCCTGTCCCATGTCGTTCTCCTATCCGTAATGTTTCGCGTTGTCGATTTCGCATTGCCGTGAGCACAGCGATCCCAACGGGTGCGGCTCTGGCATCCCGTGCGGCAATTTAATCGGCGTCCGGCAGTTTTTACACACGCAGTACCGGGTACCGTCTACCGTCGTCACCACGTCTCGAAATGTCATTTTCGCGGTGTCTATATAAATTTTGTTTTCGAGGCCCACAGCGGTCACCAGTAGAGTGGTTAGCAATAATGATTTGAATATCATGAGTCGTTGTTCTGCTACCATTGGAATGCCCTGTATTTGATGCCCACCTCATTCAGCCCAATATCGCGGCTGTCAGTCATCGAGGATGTGTGCCGCAGGTAAATTGAAGTGGCCTTGTATTGGTAGCCCAGTTCGAAGCTGACCAGCGGGCTCTGCCATGTGACCGGTACATCCTCCTGAACTGAGTAGATGTCGGTGCGCCCCATATGGGCCGATATCCCTATGTCCATGTATAAAAACCCTGCTGCGAGTATGGTTAGCATCCTGTGGTCCTTGGTTGAGCGTTGATAAAAGTATAGGAATTAAATTCCTATACGTCAAGGAATAAAATTCCTAAGGCGTCAATGCGTGTAATTTCAAGAAAATATTCCTCTTAAGCCAGAGAGTTCCGTACGTCGAGGTGTAAGATATAGTTGACAGTACGTAATATATATATTACATTCATTTTATGGAAATACGGAAATACACCACAGGCAACGGAATAACACCGTTTGAAAATTGGATGGAAGAGCTGCGGGATGCACGAGCAAAGGCAAAAATAATAGTGCGTTTAGACAGGATCATGCTGGGTAATTTTGGTGACCATAAAGCCATCGGTGACGGCGTGAGCGAGCTAAGGATAGATACAGGGAAGGGTTACCGCGTTTACTACGGCATGGACGGCAACACAGTTGTATTACTGCTGTGTGGTGGTAATAAAGCCACGCAGCAAGCAGACATCGAGAAGGCAAAGAAATTTTGGAGAGATTACAATGATTAAATCAACACCATACAAAACAACGGACTATCTGAATACACCTGATGATATTTCGGCCTACATCGAGGCGGCGATGGAAGACGGCGACCCTGTTGCGCTACTTACAGCGTTGAGAAATGTTGCTGATGTAACTGGCGGTATGACGGCTCTATCCAGAGAAACAAAACTCAGCCGCGAATCCCTTTATACCTCTCTGTCAAATAAAGGGAATCCGCGTTTATCCAGCCTTGAATCCATCCTGAAAGCATTTGGATTGCAATTGACTGTTAGACCTATATCCCAGTAATATAATTGTAATTTCTATTTTTTATAAATCGTCCTGTTCGTTCATTTTACCAACCATTTTTACATCTGATATATTCAGTGAGCAAATATCATTTTCACACAAAAATAAAATTATTGTTTTTTTCCTCCCCAAACATATATTTCCCTATTGTCAACTGCCGAAGGTTTGCCAAATTTGTTTTTCAATGCTGCTGTAAGTTTGTCTTTTTGATCTCTTGTGATAAGTATCCTGGACCCTATAAATGTTTTATCAAAGAAAAAATAGGTTACCGCCCTTAATTTTGCAGTACCTATTTTCATATTATCATTGTATATCTCATATGATACAGACCCATCTTTATGTCTTAATTGAGAGGTAAGATTATCTTTAAACTTATCTATAGAATCTCCCCACTTAATACCTCGAAAGCCGTCTGGTTCGTTTTTAAACGTTTGCCCATTAGCATGCGCAGAAATAGACATAAAGCCTATAAAAATCAGCGAAACATAACGTAGATTCATTATGTACTTCCTGCAGGTTGTCTTTCTTGAGTAGCGATCAGAAATATAAGATATGCTATCCATGAAAAGAAGATGGTGAGCATAATCCAAGCAAACTTTGCTCCCCCATGCGATCTTGGTGAATATCCTATATGTATGATTGGCCACAACATAAACCACATTGCAATAAATACTAAAGAAAAAGTAAATCCTGTTAGTGGCTCACCCATGAAAACTATTGGCATCGCAACTATAGATGCCAATAATGCACATGAGGCACATAATATAACAATTGATATAAGCGAGTGTTTCATGGTTAGCCCTTAACTACTAACAGATGGTGGCGATTTATCATCATCCTGTATATTATCCAATAATTCTTGGAGTTTCGCGGCAGAGTCATCATCACTGACATCAACATCAATGCGCACCTGTTTTACTTGTGGCTCTGTATTAATTACCAGCTTACCGTTAATAATGCTTGCAATTCTCATAGCGGAATAACCTCCCAGTGCGCAATTTTTGTTTTCTGTAGTTTGACATTAGGAAGATCTTGCAAGGGAGAGTAGAGATCAAATCCTACAGGGAAAACTTTATGCACCGCATCAAGTTAGCGTGGTTATATAGGACTGCTGAAGCACTACCACAATACCAAGAAGCATCGCCAATGCCACGAATAGAGATTTTCGTAGTGTGGTAATCTCAAAGTATGGCAATCGATTTCGTTTTGTTATTGCTGCGTCATCCGTAGGTGGATGATATTTATCTTCCAATTCTTTCAGGAATTTCCGTGTTTCTTCGTCAAATATTTCCATGTGATCACCTCCTGGTAACATCAATCACTGTGCTTATTTTTTTGCTCTAATCCTTTGGATTTTTGAAAACTCAATCACTTCAGCATCCATCCCTTTATCAACCGGAACCACTTGGCCTTCAGACAATAGTCGCCTATATCGTTCCGTCATCATGTCAAATAGTGCCATTTTTTCGGCAGGCTCAAACGTCACGTTTAGATGGCGCTCATATTTATCAGCGAACTCTATGGCTTTTTCTCTGGCTAAAGATTCAATTTTTGATTCGGTAGGCACCTTATTTTCTAATTTCCTCTCTTCTTCTAAATCAATTACTTTATGTGAATCTTCCATCCCGAATAGAAGCCAAGCTGCGGATTTATTTAAAACTTTAGCTATTTGTTCAATGCTCCTAGGTTGTTTGGTTTTTCCCTGTTCTATTTTCGTAATGACATCCTGGGTAGTTTTTGCCATTTGCGCTAATTCTTCTTGGGTTAATCCCTTCAAATCCCTCGCGTATTTTAGCCTCTTGGCCAGTGTGTCAAGGTCCACGACTTTTACCCCCGAATTCTAGTGTTAACCCAATTTTGTGATATTGCATATGAATTAAATGCAGCACAAAGGAATTAAATTCTTGCAAAATAGGAATTAAATGCCTAATATCCCAATATGGGCATAAAAGAAGCGACTAAACGAGCGATCCGTAACGCTGGTGGCTATAGGCAATTGGCTGATGAACTCATCAAGGATTTTCCTGGGATGACGTCAGATCAAGCGTATTGGCGGATTCAAAAATGGCCATATAAGGGTGTTCCGCCCAAATTTGTCTTAACCGTAGAAAAAATATCTTGTGTTTCACGATACGAGCTTCGCCCCGATGTTTTCAGTAAATCCGCGTGAAATTTCCACGTATCCATAAATCCGTCTACTGCCATATTCGGGCCCCAGCATATATTGGGCTCACCGCCTGCTATGCACTGAGTGGCAGGTTTTCTATTCAATGTCAGATGGTTCATGACTGTCTGTTCCTGTTGTCAACGTTTCGACAAATTTAACCACCTAGGCGCGCCGATGCATTCCCTAAATTCTGATGATTTTCTGAGACGAGGATCGGTGTTCCGTGCCGCTCATGGCCGTTCCTATGCATTCCGATGTGTTCCGAGCCATTCACATCTGTTCCGACAACCCATACAGGACAATACACTATGTGCTCATTGAGCAGCACGATCCTGCACATCAGGGCAGAGCAGGATCTCGATAATGACGCGATAGCCAAACGGATGGGGCCGCTACTGAAGCGCCCGCTGACCGGAAGCGCGGTGGGCAAATACTTTTCCAGCCAGGGCGCCGGTGTGCCGCTTGATAGCATTGAGGCGTTCCTCGGGGCGTTTGGATTGAAGGCGGTGGCCAACGATACCGTGTGCATTCCAAAGAAGAAATACAACGCCATGCTGGTCTTTTTAAAAGATGGCGTGAACGCGATGGAAGGGGAGTAGTTCGGTGGCTAAGCCCTGGTTCCCATTTTACTTTTCCGACTACACGGCGAAAACGGATCATCTGTCGCTTGCAGAGCATGGTGCATATCTTTTGCTGATGGGTAGCTACTACAAAACGGGGTGCAAACTACCTGCAAATGCAGTGCAATTGCATACACAGTCACAGTCACAACTACATTCACAGCCACAATCACATTCACAACCACAGTCACCTGAAAACCCCGAAGATCAAAACCCTGACGAAAAAAAACCGCCACCAGCACAAACCGAACTGCTGGAAAAAATCGCAGGTCAGCTTGATGAAAATAAATCACCTGCAAAAAAAATAAAACCACCAGCCGAGACCGCTGAGGTCTGGGAGGCGTATTCAGCCGGGTACTTTGCTCGCTACGGAACTGAGCCGGTGCGAAACCAGAAGGTCAGCGGGCAGTTGAAAAAATTCATCGAGCGAGTTGGCAGAGAGGAAGCGCCACACATCGCCAGATTCTACCTGACGCACGATAACCGCTGGTACGTGCAAAAGGGCCATGCTGTGGATGGGTTGCTAACCGACGCAGAATCACTGCGCACTCAGTGGGCAACCAATCGCCCGGTGACGAACATCGGTGCGCAACAGGCTGAGCGAACATCGCATAACGTCGATGTGGCAGAGCAGGTGATCCGCGAAATGCGAGAGGAGCGGGAGGAGAAATGAAACAACCGGAAACTGAAGACGAAGTTTTGGTGAAAACCATCACGACGGCGGTCGAGGTCATCGGCTGCTCGCTTTCGACATCAGCGGTGAAGATGATGGCGCTTGAGCTTGAGCAGCACCCGTTCCAGCAGGTCATCAATGCGCTGCACAAGTGCGCCCGTGAATGTCGTTTCAAACTCACGCTGGCCGATGTGATTGAGCGGATTGACGACGGGCGACCGGGTTGGGCGCCACGAGATACGACCAGACATGTACCCAGATCCTCCTCGGTCCGCCGTGAAATAGGAGAAGAAAACCATGGCTAAATGGCTCCGACTATATTCTGATCTGCCGGACGATCCAAAAATAGGAACGCTGACGGACTCTGCATTTCGCGTCTGGGTGGAGCTACTATGTAACGCCAAGAAATGCGAAGACGACCGTTACCGTAACGGTGAGTGTAACGTTACATACGAAAACAGTAACTGGGTGATGCGGAAGAATAATGCCGAAGAGGACCTAAAAGAGCTCGAATCCAGGGGGTTGATTGAAGAACTTGAAAGTGGAAACCTGCGAATAGTGTCATGGGACAAGCGGCAATTTAAATCTGACGACTCAAATGACCGTGTGCGTAAGCATAGGAAAAATAAGAAGAAAAAAAATTGTGACGGTGATGTAACGTTACAAAAGAAGAATTGTAACGGTGATGTAACGGCTGGCGTAACGGTTGAAACGAAAAGTGTAACAGGGCCTCTCTGTAAGACAGAGACAGAGACAGAGACAGAGACAGATCCTCCACCGCAAAGCCCAAAAAAACCACCGGACAAATTTATCGACCTCCTGCTGAACACCGGGGAGAAATACCCCGTAACGAACGACCAGGTGCGAGAGTGGGCCGCGTTGTTCCCATCGGTGGACGTACCACAGCAGCTACGAAACATGCTTGCGTGGTGCCAATCCAATCCCACTAAGCGAAAAACGAAAAGGGGAATTTCACGATTCGTCGCCAGCTGGCTGACGAGAGTGCAAGACCAAGGACCGTTACATGGCAAAACAAATCAACACGATAACCGGGGCAGCGCACAGCGACATTCAGACAAACTCGACGAAATCGCAGCCGCGGCAATCGCGGGAGGGGAGAGTTTCTAGTGTCTGGGTTGCTGCGATTTTCAAACGAATGCAATCACGGTACGGGCACAAGTGGACATCTGCTATGACCGGGATCGAGGAAATCGCAGTGAGCGAATGGGCTGACGGGCTGACGGGAGTGACTGGCGATCAAATAAAAATCGGACTCAGCGCCTGGGATGGCGATTGGCCTCCGTCACTGCCCGAATTCAGGAAAACGTGCCTTGGGAAAATGAAAAACGGTTTCGGACTCGATTACGTGCCGGAGTGTTATCGGCAGGAAAAAAGACCGGAACATCTGCTTGAAAACGACAAGGATAAGGCGCGCCGAAAACAATCTGCTACATCAGGGATCGCCGCGATGCGTGAAAAGTTAAATGTTAAACGAAAACCAAATAGTGACGGAGGTTTAACGTGAAATACAACCGACCACCATCTGCGCCAGGTTTTGTCGGCGTCTCTCCCTGTGGTAAATGCAACAACAAAAAACAGTGCAGGGATAATTTATTGTTGTGTAAAATGTTCAGGCAATACGCTGCCAACGGCGGGGATTACTCGGAAAGCCCCGGAGAGAATCCGGCAGCGTATCTTTTCGACAGGCTGTACAAGGAAGATCCGATATCAATCAAACGCACAGCGCTACGCACAGCGGTTCGAAAAAAATATGGGTGGAAGAATGCTTGAATCAGATTACATCGTGACGCTGGAGCCGGTAAAAATCGGAAATGCATTACTCTATTGCGGCGATTGCATGGACATCCTGCCGACGCTGGAAGATAAATCGGTGCATGCAGTCATCACCGATCCACCCTACGAGCAGGAAGCGCACACAAATGGTAGGCGGTTGCGTGGTAAACAGATCAGTGGTGCTAGGACGCTTGAATATGGCGCACTTGACTTCGATAGGCTCACAAACCAACTACGTGATGATGTCTCGAAAGAAATGGTCCGGGCGTGCTCGGGATGGTTGTTAACGTTCTGCCAGGCGGAAGCGGTAGCCCTTTGGCGAGACTCACACCAGACTGCCGGGGCTAAATACAAACGTTCAATGGTGTGGGTGAAACCTGACGGCGCGCCGCAGTTCACTGGTGATCGCCCGGGTATGGGTTATGAGAGCGTTGTGGCGAGCTGGTGCGTGGGAGGGCGGTCTACGTGGAATGGTGGCGGGAAGCGCGGCGTATTTATCATCCCAAACCGGGACAGTAATCACCCAAAATTCCACCCAACACAAAAACCGATCCGGCTCATGAATGAGTTGGTGACACTATTTTCAGATGAGGACGAGATTGTTCTAGATCCATTCATGGGCGGCGGAACTACAGGCGTGGCGTGCGCAAACCACGATAGAAACTTTATCGGTATTGAGAAAGATCCCAAGTATTTTGATGCGGCATGCGAACGGATCAGCTACGCGCATTCACAAGGTAAGTTGTTTTGAACGCTAATGAGATAGTGAAATTACTGTCTGTTAAGCATAGGGATGATGTGTTTGTTAGAGAGTGCAAAAACGGGCCGACACATGATTGTGCTCACCTCCGCCTTGATGCGTGGGTAATGAAAAAATCATGGAGGCACCCATTGACAATAGGTTATGAGGTGAAGGTTTCCAGATCTGATTTTTTACGGGATGAAAAGTGGCGAGGATATCTAGATTACTGTAATCAATTTTATTTCGTTTGTCCTCACGGGTTAATACAGCCAGAAGAATTACCGGAAAGGGCTGGTTTGATGTGGGTTAGTAAGACGGGATCCCGTTTATTCATAAAGCGGAAAGCAAAACACGAGGACGTTACCATACCTGAAGACCTCTACCGTTACATACTAATGTCTAGGGTGAGGGTGGATGCAGAATATGAACCAAAGAGTAAAGAAAAATTCTGGGCGGATTGGGTTAAACAAAAAAAGATTAATGTTGCGCTGGGGCGGTCTGTCTCAAGATCTCTTAAGGAAGAGATGGATAAGAAAATATTCGAAGTAGAATCGCTTAATAAAACGCTAGAGCAGAAGATAGATAGACTGGGATTTATAAGAGACACGATATCAGATATTGGACTCGACAAAAATAACCTTCCGTCTACTTGGCAGGTGAGAGAAAAACTAAACGAGATAAAAAGAAACATCCCAAGTGATCTAAAAATCATTATTAAATCATCTATTTCAGGACTGAAACAAATAGAAAACATCATTAATGACAGCGAAAAAGGAGATGAGTAATATGTATACGATCACAGATGAGGAAGCTATTCGGTGTTTAGATTATATACGGGATGCAGCTAGCGTTTACGCAAAAGCGAAATCGGAGCGTGTGTATTTCGACCAGTTCAGAAAAAGTAAAAAAGCGATGCTGCAACGAGACTGCCCTTCAAGCCCAGGCGAAAGAGTTACAGATAAAACTAGAGAATCTTACGCGTACGCACATCAAGATTATTTGGATATATTGAGTGCGATAAAAATCTCGGTAGAGGAAGAAGAAAAGCACAAATTTCTGCTCGTTGCCGCGCAGGCGAAGCTTGAAGCGTGGCGCACGATGAGTGCCAATGAGCGGGGTGCAACCAAATGAGCAACTATATAAAAAAAGGCCGTCGCTACGGTGAGCAGCATCCAAGAACAAAACTTAGCAACCAGGATGTGGTGTTAATGCGTGAACTGCACGATGAGCACGGGGTGGGTTATAGAAAGCTCGCCGCAAAATTTGAATGCGGGATCTCAACTGCACGCGATATTGCGACGCATCGAACGCGGATATGAGGGAGCTTAGTCTGTTCAGTGGCGCGGGTGGTGGTTTGTTGGGAACAAAACTATTAGGTTTTACACATGTTGGATATGTTGAATACGATGATTACTGTCAACGAGTTATCAGGCAACGGATCGAAGATGGAATCCTCGATCACGCTCCAATATTCGGCGATATCAAAACATTCATCAGTGACGGGTACGCCGAAAGTTATCAGGGATTGGTTGATATTATTACCGCAGGATTCCCATGCCAGCCGTTCTCCATTGCGGGAAAACAGGCAGGTGAAAACGACGAAAGAAATATGTGGACAGAAACCATCGATGTCATTCGCCGAGTACGACCAAAGTACGCATTGCTGGAGAACGTCCCAGGCTTGCTTAACCCTGTTCAACGATGGCTTGTCAGGCTTATACCAAAAAATCCGGGATGGTTTCGGCGCATTGCGTTTAAAACCTGTTTCCCTTCCTATTTCGGGCGAGTACTTGGAGACTTGGCCGAAAGTGGGTTTGATGCAAAATGGTGTGTGCTGGGAGCTGACGATGTCGGATCTCAACACAGAAGGAAGCGGATCTGGATTGTTGCCAACTCCATCAGCGCACGACAGCGGAGCGATCAGAACAAAAACGAGAAAGGAGAATGGTTCACAAGAGCAATTGGCAACGCATGTATTCCACAAAATGGTACCGACGCCCACAAGAACGGATTACAAAGGAACTTCAACCCGCAGACTGGAAGCCAGGGCACACAAATCAAAAAGAGGTGTGAGGTTGGAAGAACATTTAAAACGGGAACTATTGCCAACTCCAAGATCGAATCAGGCAATGTCAGCGGCAATTACGGAGAAAACCGCACAAGCGAAAAATCCAAACCTGGAAACGGTATTAGCCAGAAGCATGCTACCAACTCCATCGGCATGCACTCATCATCAAGTGGGGAGACTGGACGAATGGGGAGGGAGAAACCAATTCAGGGGAACGGATATCGGGAAATTACATCTGAACCCTTCATTTGTAGAGGAGTTGATGTTGTGGCCCATCGGGTGGACAAACTTAAATCCCTTGGAAATGGGCAGGTACCAGCAGTGGTTGCAACAGCATGGCGCATTTTAACCGGTAGTTAAATGGACCAAACCGCAGTGACTCAGATTATCACAGTGATGCGAGGCATCAACGAGCCCACGACCGCCACGGAAATCCATCAGCGGGGACAGTGTTTACGGTACCCGGTCCCTGTGATTCAGAAAAAGCTTGAGCACATGAGAAAGTGTGGAATTGTGACGTTTGATACCGATAGCCATAAATTTTCATTAGCAGAATGTTTAGCGAGAAAAAAACAAATGGGCAGAAGATATGCAGCACGGATAGATAGAAATCAACCGGAACTTGTTGAGTACATTCGTGCCTTGGGCGCGTCATTCCAGCACACCCACCAGATCCCGGGTTGCCTGGACGGCATCGTGGGTTATCTCGGAATCGATCAACGTGTTGAAATCAAAGATTCAGAGCAGCCCATGAGCGCGCAGAAACTCACGAAGGCGGAAACAGAAACATTTGCCACCTGGAAGGGTAGGGCACCAATAGTCATTACCACGAAAACTGAATGTAGAAAACTGCTGAAAGAAATGTATAGCGAAGCGGTTATTAGAAAGAAAGTCGCGGAGGTGTAAGCGTGAAACCGGTGAAGCAAACAATTATCCATAACCCGGACAATGGAATGTACGGTGATTGTTTTAGAGCATGTGTGGCGTCACTTCTTGAAAAACCGATAGAGAAGGTACCACATTTCTGTAATAGGGAAGCAGATCGAGAGGGCATTTTTGTAAAAAGAGGAAATAGCATGAAAATCAAAATAGGAAACGAGTTCTATGACGATGACAGCACGCCGATGATGATTATTTTGAGCGACCAAGACAAGTTGAATATCAGCAATATGGACGCTGAGGCGACGAAGTATGCCGTTCTGCCTGATGATTGGGGTGTTGAAAAATCCTACGCATGGATGGATGTGGGTAACAATGACAGCAGATAGGAGTGATATACCAAAACCATCTGGATATGACCCAAAAAACTTTGGTGAAGACGATTGAAAGGGTATTTAATAAATAGAGGTGAAAAATGGAAATTGAGCGAGGATTAAAAAAATATATAATTGTGGAGGTTGATGGAAACAACCATAGAGAATTTTACGTGAATCTGCCACCAATGTCTGTGGCGGTAGCAAAAAAAATAGCTAGAGAGATTACGCATGAATTTAACAATCCTAAAATACGACATTGGATTATTGTTGATCAAAATTATAAGATTCCAAAAAGGCGGGCGTTAAGAAAAAAGGAGATTATTATAACAGCATTAAACATACATCTAAATATGATATCTCACGGTATTGTACGAACATGGGGTGACAGTAAAGAGATAAAAGAGACGATAGGTGATTTTATGGATGAATTTGGGAGGGAAGATTTATAGCGCACACATGTCCTACATTCAACTTTCTTTGCTACATGTACCGGCAATCGTCTATGTTGGTAATACATTGTCACTGAAAATATACGATTCATTTTACACTCCAGCCCACATTATGGGGTTATGGGATTACAGGTTGAGCCGCCATGAGCAAGAAAAAGACCACCAGCAAGAAGAAAGCCAAGAAAAAGGCCAAGAAGAAAGCCACGCGCCGGTCTACGCCGAGCAGCAAGCGTTCGGGTCCCAAGAAAGGAAAATGCGGCGCCCCGATGGGGAACCAGTTCTGGAAAGAACGAACCTATCACGGGCGAAAACTCATATTCAAAAACTCTGCGCAACTGTGGGACGCCTGTATTCAGTATTTTGAATGGGTAGAGTCGAACCCGCTGAAAGAAGAAAAAATATTTTCATTTCAAGGGGATATTGTTCGGGGGGAAGTTTCTAAAATGCGCCCTATGACAATTCGCGGACTGTGCCATTTTATCAATATTCACCATTCGACCTGGATTGAATATCGGGGAAGAGATGGTTTTACCGACATCACGAAACATATCGAAGATATTATCTATGACCAGAAATTCACAGGTGCAGCCGCAGATTTACTAAATCCAAACGTTATTTCCCGCGATCTCGGGTTGGTCGATAAAAAAGATCTGAAACTTAAAGGCTCAGAAGATGAGCCGATCCGGGTTGTGGCCTATATCCCTGAAAATAACAGATGACCGAGGCCATTGAATTCCGTCCACAGCCTGGACCACAAGAGGCATTTCTATCATCGTCCGCTGATATTGTAATTTACGGCGGCGCGGCAGGTGGGGGGAAGACTTATGGTTTACTACTAGAGCCTCTTAGACATATTGATAATGCAGAGTATGGGGCCGTTATTTTCAGAAAAAATTCAACGCAAATAACAAACAAGGGCGGATTATGGGACACCTCGAAAAAGGTCTACCCGTCTATGGGTGCTACTCCCAGGGCAAGTAATTATGATTACACGTTTCCTTCCGGTAGTACTGTTGCGTTTCGTCACTTGGAACACGATACAACGGTTATTGATTGGCAGGGGGCTCAGATTCCATTAATTGGGTTTGATGAACTAACGCATTTTTCTGAGTATCAATTTTTCTACATGCTTTCTAGAAATCGGTCACTATGTGGCGTTAAACCATATGTTAGAGCAACCACAAACCCAGATGCAGATTCCTGGGTAGCAATTTTTATTTCATGGTGGATTGACCAGGAAACAGGGGATGCGATAGAGGCAAGATCTGGAATAATTAGATGGATGATTCGCATTAATGATGAAATTAGATGGTTTGGAACTTACGATGAGGCGAAAAAAGAAGCAAAGAAGATTGATGATGATATCGAGCCAAAAAGCGTTACTTTTATACCGTCAAAACTAGATGACAACAAGAAGTTAACTGAGGCAGATCCGGGATACAAAGCAAATCTGTATGCACTCTCCAGTGTAGAGCGTAAACGACTTCTAGGCGGAAATTGGAAGATCCGTGCATCAGGTGGGCTTAAATTCAAGAAGGAATTTTTTGAAATTGTGGATGAATATCCGCGCAGGTTTAAGAAGCGGGTCAGATATTGGGATTTCGCGGCCACCATACCGAAGAAAGGTAAGGACCCAGACTGGACCGTGGGTACGGATATGGGTATCGATTATGACGATGTGATATGGATTGTTGAGCAGGTACGAGTACAAGAAACGCCAGGTAAGGTAGATACAGCCGTTAAAAACACGGCGGCGCGAGATGGAAAAAAGATTGTGATAATGGTTGAAGAGGAAGGCGGCGCCTCGGGAAAATTCACCACGGTACATTTTGTGAAGCTGCTGAAAGGTTTTGTGGTCAAACCTGACCGGCCGACTGGCAGCAAGGAGGTTAGGGCCAACCCCTACGCCTCATACGCGGAAGCAGGCAATATAAAAATTGTACGCGGGGAATGGAATAAAGTATTTTTAGATGAGCATGAGGCATTTCCAAATCCTGACGTGCATGATGACACGGTGGATTCGGCCTCGGGCGGTTTCAAATATCTGACAGAGAAGCCACCAAGCACCACAGAAACGATGTCACAACGAGGTATGCGGCCATGACCAAAAACACCACCACCACATCCAGCGCGCCAGTAACGCGCCGCCGCCTTGATCGGTGGATAAATGAGAGAAATAAATTCGGGACATCCGCAGATCCGATCACACAGACGCGCTACACCTACGACAACAAACTGGACCGCAAACAGTTGGATGCACTGTATTCGGACGACTGGCTATCCAGGCGAGTGGTGGAAGTGCCGGCCAAAGACGCCACCCGGGAGTGGGTCACATTTACCCATGAGGGGGATTCAAGCAAGGCCGAAAAAATAAAAGACGAATGCGAACGGCTCAAAGTGCGGGAAAAAACCGAAGAGGCGATCATACTGTCCAGATTGTACGGCGGCAGCCTGATGGCGCTGGGCGCATTTGACGGGCAGGAAATGTTTCTGCCATTGGGAAATGTCCGATCTGTTGAGTTTCTGGAGGTGACCGATCGATGGCTGGCGTTCCCGCAGACGTATTACGAAGATCCATTGGATATGCGCTACGGCATTCCCGAAACCTACCTGATCCACCGACTACAGTTACGGGGGTCGATTACCTCATTGGTTCACGAAAGTCGATTGATCCGGTTTGAAGGTAACTATTTGCCCATTGTGGACCGCCTGCGGAATTTCGGTTGGTCTGAATCCGTGCTACAAAATGCATACGAGGCAATGCGCCAGTTTGGCGTAGGAAACCAGTCCGGATCTGCCGTGCTGGAAGATTTCGTCACCAAGAAAATGAAAATATCCAACCTTGCGGAACTGCTATCCAACGATGAAGGAGAAGCGAAGGTTGTCAACCGGCTGTCGATGCTCGCCTACGCGATGTCGGTGCATAACATTGGCATATTCGGGGAAGATGAAGAATTCGACAAAATGGGAACGCCGGTCACTGGCTTAAATGACCTGCTTTATTATTTCGTGGATGTGGTGTCAGCGGCGGTCAATATCCCAAAGGCCCGACTATTTCATAACCAATCTGGCATTCTGGGCGGTGATGCCGGATCTAACGACCTGCGCGTCCACTACGACAATATTGGTGCCTACCAGGAAAATAATTTGAGGCCAAAACTTCGGCGTATTGTCGATGTTGTGGGTGAGCCGTTTGGTATCAAACCCGGTGAGGTTGATTTCACATTCAAATCGTTGTGGCGGTTGTCTGAGGTTGATGAAGCGACTGTTCGGAAAACCACAGCAGAGGGCGACGAAATCTACATCCGCAATCAGGTTGTTGAACCCGAGGAAGTGGCCATTTCCCGTTTTGGCGGGGATGGCGTCAACGTGATGGACATGGTGATTGACGTGCCGCGTAGGGAAAAATACCTGAAGGAATTATCAAAACAAGATATAGAAGCGGGCGAACCAAAAAATCCGGAAGAGCCGGAAGAGCCGGCACTAGGCAATGAGCCCCCCGATCCTGAAGACAAAAACAATGACCCTGGTTAAACGTCGCAGGGTGCGACTCCCAAAGCCGCCTAGTCTGCTGCTGCTGGAACAGGGGTATGCAGCGGATATTAATCTGCTGTTGAAGCCCATTCAAGTACTGGTCCGGCAAATCTTGTTCCCTGTGTTGGAACCTGTGGCCAACAAAATCAGTATCCGCACTGATGACGAATCAGATCTGATTGACGATGCTGTGAAAAACATTCGCAGCCGGTACAAGCAGGTCGTGAACAAAGACGACGCTAAGCGCACTGCTGGCCGCGCTGCGCAGCGCGTCAATAAATCACAGTCTAGGCACCACAACGCAACAATGAGGACAGTACTCGGCGTGGACCCCGTGCAGGCCGAGCCGTGGTTGAAGCCCGAGGTTAAGCTTTTTGTAAATGAAAATGCATCGCTTATTACGACCATACCGGAAGATTATTTGACAACTGTGGAGCAGATGGTCTACCAAGATTCAAAGCGAAAATTATCGCCCCCGCAAATGCGCGCGAATATCGTGGAACAATTCGGCGTATCTGAGGGTAGGGCGAAGGTTATTGCCCGCGACCAGGTAAGCAAATTCAATGGGCGTTTAACCGAATTGAGGCAAGTAAACGCCGGAATTAAGAGCTACGTGTGGATGACAAGCAAAGATGGGCGGGTTCGATCGTCGCATGCGCATCTGGATGGCGAGCAGTTTAACTGGGACGAGCCCCCGGTCACTGTTTCAACTGGGAAACGCGCCGGTGAACGAAATCACCCAGGCCAAGATATTCAATGTCGTTGTCTCGCTCTCCCCGTTGTGGATGATTTAATCTGAAAAATAATTTTGACTTTCGCTTTGCCGGGCTGTATCTATTACATCATGACACTGCGAATAGACAGATCCGAGATAGGATCGCACCGCTTAGATCAAAACGGCTACCTGAATGTTGACGCATTTGCGACACGCGCTGGCATTTTTGTATATCGAAACAAGGATGGCTCGGTAACCCGTGAGCTACGGCACCCAAATGAAGTCTTCAAAGCGGATTCATTGGAAACGCTAAAGCACCGGCCAATCAGCAACAATCACCCGCAGTCAGGCAGTCTCACTGCAAAAAATACAAAATACCTCATTGTTGGCTGGAACAAAGAGAAAGCGGATCGTGCTGAAGGCGACCATGTGCAAGTTTCTTTGATTATCACGGACGAGTCTGCTATTAACTCGATCACGAAGGGCGAAAAGTCAGAACTGTCATGCGGTTACCGCTGCGATACCTACGCCGAAGAGGGCACATACAACGGCGAGCGATACGACTACGTACAAAAAAACATAAAATACAACCATATCGCGCTGGTACCAAAAGGCCGCGCTGGGCCGAAAGCACGAATTTACCTCGATGCCGATGACGCGGTATCCGAGGACATTGATTTCGAGGTTGGTGACAACCAGTTAAATTTACCCATCGACAAAACAAAACGAACCGATCGCACGCAGGAGACCAGCACTATGACGATCAAGATCAAACGAAATGCAGTAAAAACCGGTCGCTTTAACCTGGATGCGGCCGCCATTGAAGTTTCAAAAGAAGGTGAGCCGGAGATCCGGGTTGCCTATGAGCACCTTGATTCAGCCGTGGAAGTCATCAAAGCACTGGAATCCGAGGTTGACAAGTTGCAGGGAAAGAACGATGAACTTGAAGAGCGGGCCACACAGGCTATTGCTCCAGAACGCCTGGACGCTCTCACACGTGAACGCGCTGACTTGTGCGGTGTTGCCGATCATGTCGGTGTCGAAAACTATGCAAAATTGGACAATGCTGGAATTAAAAAGGCCATTGTTCAGAAATCCAACCCAGATTGTCGGATGGATGAAAAATCGGAAGACTATATCGATGGGCGTTACGAGTCTGTGGTTGACCGGATAAAGCAGGACGACAAGGGGCTGGAGTCACTGGCAACACTCCGGAAAGTCATGACCAAGGACAATATCAATACTGATCCAACAAAAACCAAACTTGACGAGGATGAAAAAACACCACGTCAAAAATATCTGGACTCAGTGCATAACCTACACGAAAAAACAGGCGCCGCAGCGTAGACCAGTACCAACACGAGGAAAAAACGATGCAAACAAGTTATGTCGATTATCTTGTCCAATCTGTTGAAGGCGGACTTGCTGATTCTGGGTTTTCTGATATTACCAGCCGCGCAATGGGTGCGAATGTTGCGCAAGTTGATGCGGTTACTGTTGATACCGCTGTTGACAGTACGGCCTACTCTTTCACCGTTAACGGGTTAACCGTGACATTTACATCTGGTGTGGGCACCACTGTTGCGCTGATACAAGCCGGTTTGCTGGCTGCGGCCCAATCAATTAGTTATCTGGCGGGTGTTGTTACATTCAGCGGCGCATCACCCAACATTGTCGCTACAGCAGATAACCCGGGTATTCCATTTACGATCGCGGAGGCTGACGCTAATTTGTCTCTGGCGAAAACCACAGCAAACGTTACGGCGAGCCCGATCCCGTTTGGTCGTTGTATGGCAGAAATTGGACCCGGCAAAGCGGTTATTCCAACTGCAACAGGTTTTTTATTTGGTGGCGTTTCAGTCATGAAACACAAATCCCGTTTAAACGCATCCGGTCTCGCACAGTATGAGGATGGCGAAACGGTACCAATGATGCGTAAAGGTCGGATATGGGTAATACCAGAGCAAATTGTGTCCGCAATAACCGATTCTGTTTTTGCACGCCATACCGCAAACGGCGTGGTGGATGTCCCTGGCCGTTTCCGCATTGATGCAGATTCCAACAGGGCCGATCAACTGTCAAATGTCCGATGGTTAACCACCACAACTACGGTCGGCCAGTTGGCTACGATCGAAATCAACCTGCCTTAATCGTTAAGCAATAAGAGGATTTATTAATGATAACTCAGTTTGTACAAGACGCACTGAATACCATTGCCAATAGCGGTCTTGTTATTGACGATAAAGGTCAGCGCCTGGATGCAGGTGAATCGGCGTTTCTCGAACGTCAACTAGAGTATGTGGAAGGGCGTTTCTATGAGGTTAAACTGCGCCCTCTCAAATACCGCCGATTGATGCCTGTCAGTAATGAAGGCGAAGGAACTGCCAACATTACCTACTACATGTATTCAAAAGTTGGAATGGCGAAGATCATCGCCAATCCCTCAGATGATTTGCCTAGCTCTGATGTATTTGGTGAACGGTTCAGTATAAAAGTCCATGTATGTGGTACCAGCTTTGGTTACTCGACGCAAGAATTGCGTAATGCTCAGTTTGCTAGCGTACCGCTCGATGCAATGAAAGGGAAGTCTGCGCAACGGTCTATCCATGAACAAGAAAACAAAATTGCCTGGACTGGGGATGCTGATCATGGAATTGTTGGGTTTCTAAATCATCCAAATATTCCGCAGGAAGAAGTACAGCCTGCTGCCGCCGGTGGTTTTTCTAAAGTTTGGGGCGTTGATAAAACTCCACCAGAGGTGGTTGAAGATATTTCAAATCTTCAAACCAATATTCAAGTTAGCACCAATCAGGTGCATGAAGGGACTGACTTGTTGTTACCGATAAAGAAATATCGGTATCTTGCAAATACACCTATTAGTCCAACTGTTCCTACCATGACGATATTGAAGTGGATACTCGATCCTCAAAATGGATTTGGGATCAGCAATGTCGAAGCCGTAAAGGAGATGGCAGGAGCAGGCCCAGGTGGAACTGATGCAATGATGTTGTATGAAAAAGATCCTGAAGTTATTCAGTTGCGTATCCCAATGGAAATGCGTCTTTTACCACCACAACCACGCAACCTGCGCTTTGTAATTAACGTTGAATCCGAAATTGCCGGGGTAGTCATTCGTTATCCATTAGCATGTCGCTTTGGATACGGCATCTAAAACGATATCGTTGAACATATACTGGCTGAATTGAACAGTTAAATATTACTGAGGGGAGAAATAATGCCAATTCTTGTTTACAACGGGGCCCGCGAGCAGACGTTTTCAATGTACATCGAAAAAAATGGCGGCAGAACTGCAAAAAATATACGCCTGGTCCCTGGTCAAAATCCTATCACGCAGGCAGATTACGATTGTCTATGTGAAACATCAGACGGGTTCAAGTATTTCAAGGACGAAACAAATGACATTCGTGTGATTGAAGACAATAAGTCAATCGTGGTAAAGGAAGACGATAATGGAGATTCTGTGACAGGAATCGATATCACTGAGTTATCGGCGGCGGATGCCAAGCAAGTGATCGGTGAGACATTTAATAACGCTGTTCTAGATCAATTTGTCGAGCAGGAAACAAAAGGAGGCAATGGCCGTCCGTCCGTCATGAAAGCGTTTGAAGCCCAAGTTGAATTACTTGCATCAGGTGAAGACGACGATCAGGACGAAGTTGAGTAATGGCGGATGGCGTTCCTAACGAAATTAGTTAGCATTCAGAGCATTGCGCAGGGCGACAAATTTATTCAAGGCGTGACTGATACCGATCCAGTTTATGTGGCGAGCAAGGAAACGGTGGAAAATCTTGTGTCAGTGCAGCGTTTTGGAAAGCACACGGAAACAGCACAGCGCTATTTGATGGCGCATTTTCTCAGTTTGGCTAAACAGAACTCAGGCGGGCGTGGCCCGCTGTCTTCTGAATCCATCGGCGGAATCGCGCGGTCTTATACGTTGCCCTACTTAAATCAAACTTCTGTAATTGCATCGACGCAATACGGGCTGATGTTTCTCGAAATACAGAATCGTGTCACTGTTGCGGTAATGGTGATCTAATGGTCCTGACTCGAATAAAAGACATTGACAAGGGAATGGAACGCACGTTGCGCCAGTTTCGTGATAAAGCCACGTTCGTTGACATCGGTGTTCAATCAGATGAAGACGAAAAACTGCTGATTATTGCTGCTGCGAATGAATACGGTGCCACCATCAATCACCCGGGCGGTACACCGTATGGATATCGCACCGCAGAACACGCAAAAAAAGGGAAAGTTAGCTTTCTCAAGAAGGGCTCGGGGTACATGGTGCTGGGTGAAACCAAGCCACACGTTATCACTATTCCACCACGCCCGTTCATTCGTTCTACGGTTGATGAAAACGAAGAAAAATATTTTGATGCGGCAAAATCGTTGTCAGGGCAAATGGTCGATGGCCGCATTGAAAAATACGACGCCCTGGAACGCATTGGACAACTGATTGAGGGTGACATCAAACGCACAATCATAACGCTGCGTGATCCACCGAATGCGCCAAGTACGATACGCAAAAAAGGCAGCGATAACCCGCTGGTAAACACAGGACACCTGAGCGGATCTATTCGCTACGAGATAGTTAATCGGACGGATACGGATGGCACTGACTGATCTCATTGCGGAATATGCGGTTCCGGTGACGGTATATCGCCCGGGTGTGACGACCACGGTAGATGGCTACCGAACACGCGCGCCGGATACCGTGATAAACACTGAGGTCCATTTCCAGCCCATGTCGCCCAAGGAGTTGCGCAACGTACCAGAAGGGCAAAACACCTTGGAGTGGTATGTGGGTTGGAGTGAGATCGAATTGAAGGTGAAAGACAAGATCGACATGGGAGGCATCGCTGTAACTGTACAACGCCGTGAATACTGGCCGGAAGGTCCGTTCTGGAAAGTGCAAGCGTCGAATGTCACCGACTGATGTCCTTGATTATAAAAACAGATTACGACGCGATACGACAGGCGCTGATCACCTGGTTGCAGACGTACTCAGGTGCTGGCATGGGTGATGTCACTTTTAAAAATCAGTCGGAGTACCGACCGAGCAAACCCTACGGCTCGATATTGGTTATTTCTGATGGGATACGATTTGGATTTGATGGCGTGGTACAGGATTTCGAACCCACGAATCAGGTGGTACAGCGCACCTACTACGGCCCTCGTCAAATGACAATACAGGCTGAAATATACACGGATACGTCTACGGCGCAGGGCCAAATGAACGCGGTTGACCGGCTGAACTACGCTGTGTTATCGCTGGAAACCATGCAGGTGCAGGATATTTTCAGAGCCGCGAATATGGCCTATATCAGCCACACATCAGTTAATGATCTAGCTGAGCAGCTTGGCGAACGGTGGGAATCTCGGGCACAGGCAGATTTGAAGTTCCTCTACACCGGTGAAATATTTGATGATGGCGCAGGCAGTTCGGGTGACTGGGTCGAAACTGTCCAGGTACCAACCGAGAGCAACGGCAATTTAATCATTAACGAATAGGTACAGTCATGACAGAAATAGCAGATGTCATCAGAGTCACGGTAAATGTTGGTGACACGCAGATCACACAGGTTGGATTCGGAACACCGATGGTGTTTGACCAATTCGCTGCCACCGTTTTCCCAGAGCGGATCCGGTCTTATCCGAACATTGCAGCAGTAGCAGCAGACTTTGTAGGTACCTCGAAAATTTACAAAGCGGCAGCCGCAATATTTTCTCAGAAGCGCGCCCCGACGAAAATAAAAATAGGGCGAATGGACCCGGGGGACGCGAGCATTACCACGGCGCTCGATACCATTGATGCATTTGATTCTGATTGGTATATGCCTGTTGCGATAAGCAAGGCGAAGGCGGATATTCTTGAGATCGCTGCATGGATCGCCACAAAAGATAATAAGGCATTTATCGGGTGCAGCGAGGATGCGGACGTAATTAGCACGGCAACCACGGATGTTGCCTCGGCCATGAAGGCGTTGAATTATGACAATGCCGGGTACCTATGGCATCACCAGGCAGGCGTTGACGCATCTGGCGTGAGTTACACAGTTACTGGAGGTGTTGCCACCATCGCCATGGTTGCGCACGGTCTGCGGGTTAACGATCCGGTGACATTCTCAGCCTCCACCGGGGCCAGCATTGACGGTAACAACATCGTTGCCACAGTACCTGATCCCGATACATTTACTGTCGTAACCACTGCTGCTGATGAAGCTGGCGCGGTTACAGTCAATTATTTCGCTCGGTACACGTTCCCAGAGGCTGCGTGGGCTGGGTTGATGTTGCCTAGTGAGCCAGGATCAGAGACGTGGTATGCGAAGGAATTAAGCGGGGCTGTACCCATTCCACGGGACATACTCACCCCGTCCGAAGAAGCGAATGCACTCGGGAAAAATGCAAACTTATACACAACACTTGCCGGTGTTGGTTTCACGCACAAAGGGGTAATGTCGTCAGGCCGGTTCATTGATATCCAACGTGGCATTGATTGGCTTACTGCGAGGCTGAGCGAGGCAATTGTATTAAGAATCGCTATAGCCCCGAAAATACCCTACACCGATCCCGGTATGACTATTTTCCACGGCGATATCGCGCAGATATTGGATCGTGGTGCGCGACAAGATCTGCTTGGCCCGTTGCAAGATGGATCGGGTGATATTTACCGGATATTTATCCCAAAAGTGGCAAGCCAGCTTCAGGCTGACAGAGTCGCCCGACACGTTTCTGGTATCACTGTTGAATGCCAAATAGCGGGTGCTGCTCATTCACTGTCCATTACTCTAAACGCGAAGGTGTGAAATGGCTGATTTAATTGCAACACTGAACACGAAGGATATCGACATTATTTTCGGCGCACACATCATTTCCGGATTTGGCGATAACAAGGTACAAATATCTCGTGAAACTGATGCCTTTGACGATGAAGTTGGTTGCGATGGTGAGGTGACTCGGTATGCGACGAACGACAAACGCGGAACGATAACGGTCTATCTATTGCAAAGCAGCAAATCAAACTTGTTTTTATCGACTCAGGTTAAGATTGATGAGGCCACCGGAGCTGGAGTATTGCCGTGCGTCGTGAAGAATAATTCCGGTAACGATCTCTATGTTGCCGCACAGGCATGGGCGCGTAAAGTTCCCGACATCACGTATTTGCGAGGCGTTGCGACCATTGAGTGGAAGATCCGCACTTCAAATCTGCAATCATTCATTGGTGGATCATAATGCTTGAGCAAAAAAATATTGTCATCGGAGAGCAGAAATACACCATCCAGCAGTTGCCAGCCATGTCTGGTTTGGAGGTCATGATTGCGACGGGCAAAATACTGCAGGGGGCATCCGCTGGATTCAGCGATGAATTTGTGCTTAACGTATCCGATACGCAAATCAATGTCGCAAAATTGGTGGCTGGTATTCTTGATGCAACCGATGTGAAAGGCACGCCACAATTTATCAAAAAGTTGATTTTAGATAGTGTTATCAGGCCCGATCCTTTCGGTGACGATGAGTTCGATAGTCATTTTTCTGCTAACTATACGGGTTTGTTTGAATTGCTGGAGGCGATTTATCTGCATAACAAATTCGGTGAACTGGTAAAAAAAACACTTTCACCACTTATCGTGGGATTGTTTTTCAACCAAAACAGCCAGACCGAATCCACCCCCTGATTATGCGGCCCGTCATGCTGCGTTTTCTTTCTTTTCATGAAGCCCAGGGCTTGACCTCTCTGGTAGATTTGATTGCCTTGAATATCGAAATAGACGAAATAGAGGTGCCACAATAATGGTGCTACGAGAACTCATTACCCGATTTGGATTTGAAGTTGACAAGAAAGGGGTTAAAGATTACAACAAATCTGTGTCTGGGATGAAAAGCAATGCACTTAAGCTTGCCGCGTTGTTTGGTGTAACAGTGAGTGCAAAGGCGTTTCTTGGTATAGGGAAAACAGCAAAACAGGCAGAGGAAGACTTAAAACGCTTTGCTGGGACTGATTTTTCAAAAATATCTGGGCAGCTTGATGTCGTGCGTGAGAAATTGGAAAAGGCGCGTGATGGGGCGGGCGGGATTCTTCGTGAGAAGTCGTTTAATGTTTTGGGTGCAAAATTCTTTCGCGATTTTGGAACTGGAAGTAAAGCTATTAAAACTTTCTCCAAGCTACTTGAGTCGGCTGCATTGCAGGCAACAGTAACAGGGAGAACCGTAGAAGAAGAATTCAAAAAATTGTCCGAGGGAATAACAGAGCGGTCACCTAATGCTTTTCTTGGTCTTGGTGATATTGATCTACAGCGGCAGAAACAAATAGATTTTATTCTTGAGAGGACCGACCCAGGTGATCCAGGCGGGGCATTAGGTCGCGGGAAGAGACAAAATTTCTTTCTGGATATTCTGAAAGAGCAACAATCGAAACAGCGCAGCAATGTGAGAAACTTAGATCCTTCCGTTTTTGAGGCCGAACTACTTAAACGCCGCACACAAAATGCCGTTGAGAACACAGCAGAGAATCTTAAAGAAACATCGGCACCGTTCACGGAAGGGCTGAATACGGTGCTTAATGTAGTAGGGAAAGACCTCAAGGATGCGGGAAAAACAGGAATTTCTGAATGGACTAAAAATTATTTTTCGGGGCGTGGCGCGATTGCAAACTCTGAATCATTTAAAATAGTCGGGGGGACAATTGACGAGGCGAGCAAGTTTTTCACAAACCCAACAAAAGGTGGAAATCCGTTGTTTGGCGATCGATTTACACCAGAAGGGATGCTGAGATCGCGGAATGAGCGGCGTGCTGAGAGAGGTCTGCCTCCTGTCACAATTAACAATAACGTAAAAATTGAAGTAAAAACAAGCGATCCCCGCGCTGCAGGGGTTGCGGTAAAACAGCAGATGAAAAAAGTTCTCGACGAGGCGATTAAAACGGCCCGTGGCGAAGCGACAAAAACCGAGAACACCGAATAATGTCCGGTTTTGGCCCCTCATTTGTCCTTTTATCCTCAATCGGTGACATCGAGATTGATGCGGTTCTGTCTGAGGAACATATTTTTGATTCAGACGTTACACGCAACCCAGTTGAGGATGGGACACAATATACCGACCACACGGTATTGCTGCCTACCGTTTTGCAAATTGAAGGTCGGGTCAGCGATACCTCGTTAAAATATTTGGATTTTGTTGATCTTGTTAGCCGCAGCGACCGTGCCAGTCGGTCAAGAGAAGCATTTCAGAAGCTGGTTGACATGCAGAATAAAAAAATCCCTTTTTCTGTTTATACCGGACTTTCTAACTATGAAAATATGATATTTGAGTCGCTATCGTTTCCGAGAACAAGTAAAGATGGGTTCTCGATCCGATTCGATGCCGTTATGGTGGAATTGCTGATTGTTGGTGGTGACGCAAAAACCAATCGAGATCGGATCGCAAAAAATGTACAGCACACAGCACAACCCAGCAAGAATACCGGTTACGTGCAGAAGGTGCCAGCGTGAAATACACCATCCCCGTTCGCTCTGTCACCGACGCCTACAGGATGTCAGTTGAACTGTCTGGCACCGTGTACGAGTTCAGCATGCACTACAACGCACGTGATTCGCATTGGTATATGTCGCTGTACCGAGAAGATGAGGCGGTGTTGTTGGGTATCAAAATCGTACACTCATCTGATTTGTTGGCACAGTTTTATGCGCGTGATATACCGGTGGGCATATTATCTGTCACTGATATAACTGGCACATATCGCGATCCGGATGATTCCAATTTCGGTACCACTGTCTTGCTTCAGTATGAGGGATGACAATGTTATTTGAACGTAAAATCAGGATTAATTTCTCAGGTATTAAGATTCCCCCCGTTGAAAAACTTCGCATCTCGTTTGAGGTTGAAAAATCAGACGGGTCGCAAATGAACCACGCGCTGATTCGGATCTACAATCTCAATCCTTCATCCCGCCATGCTCTGGCTCGCGTAGTGCATAAAAAGACGATTATGCAAGAGCCCGTTATCACCTGCCACTTGGCAGCAGGATATCAGGGCGAACTTCGGCAATTAATCAGCGGAGACATTTACACCGCAACTAATCAACGTGTGGGGCCAGACTGGATCACGGACATAGAGTTGTTTACTGGGATAGGGAGGGTAAAGCGCAGTGCATCAACCGTTAGTTATGCTTTGAAAACGAGCGCGAAACAAATTGTGGATGAACTGCTTGCACCGCTTGGGCTGATCTTCCGGTTTACATCTGAAGCATTTAAAAAATTAACATCAGAAACGGTGCTCAGTTATTCGGCATCCAACCTATCAACGAAGGCGGCTGCTGTTTTTCTGGACAGATATCGACTTGGCCTTATGATTGAGGACGATAACCAGGGATTGGTTTACGCGTTGGATTACCCGCGAGATTCCACTACTGCAAACGACAGTAACACGTTCAGCATAAAAAATGGACTGATCGGGAGCCCGAAAGTGACGATCACGGGCGTCGAATTTCAGTCTCTATTGCGTCCAACGGTAAAAATATTGCAGCGCGTTTTTGTAGAATCCGAAACTATTAACGAAACATTACAGAATCAGAACGATTACAGGAGCGAATATTATGTGACAGGATTGAAACACATCGGTGATACGCACTCAGACGAATGGTACACCGAGATTGAGGGCGCCTATGTTGGGGTCAACGAAGGAAATTACGGTGGCTAATAGTCTGTATCATCTTATCCAAGACATTGCGGATGAACAGATCCGAGATATGTGGGTCTGTCTGCCGGGGAAAATCACTAAATATGACGAAAACACGCACCTGGCATCCGTACAGCCAAAAATCAAACGGAAATTCTACCGTCGTACCAAACTCGACAGTTTACCGGACATCAGCCGTGTCCCCGTGGTTCACCCTCGGACCAGTTCTGCATTGATAAAACTACCTGTCACTATTGGTGACATCGTATTGCTGGTTTTTGCTGACCGGTCAATAGAAAACTGGGTGGCGGGAGATGGTGCCGAGCGCGACACCTTGGATACCCGCATGCACGATATCAGCGACGCGTTTGCTATTCCTGGTGGGTACCCAGAAGTCAAATCGTGGATGACGAAAAACCCGGGTGCATTGGAAATTGTGGTCAGTCCAGGTACAAAAATCACCATCGGAAATGGCACCGAGGAAGTTTTGCAGCTCGCAAGCGATGCATTTAGCGGTTTGAGAGCCCTTTGCGAACAGATGTCACAAGCTCTGGCAAATATACAGTTGATACAGCATACCGATTCGCAGGGCGTGACAACGAGCGTTCCACTCAATGTAACTAATTTTGCAACTATTAAGACCAGCGTCGATAATATAAGAACACAAGTGGATTCAACAATAACCAGCCTGGCAAAGATAAAAGTCTGATGGATTTACAATATTACAATGATATTACAATCGAAAAGGGCGATCTGGTGATGGTCGATGGCGCAAATGAGACCGCACAGCGTATCCGCGACCGTCTGCTGACTTTTCGGGGCGAGTGGTTCCTTGATCTCTTGTTTGGTCCAGACTATCGGAATGACATCCTCATAAAAAATTATAGAATTAACGTGGTGTCAGCCATTATAAAAAAAGAGATTTTGAAAAGTGAAGACGGTGAATTTACCAAATTTGAGGCGTCGTTTGTGGACAGAAAATTATCACTTTCTTATGAATTCATCGGCGCCGACGGCCCGGTGGTCGATCAGGTGGTTATATAATGTTTGGACTCAGCTCATCCGGATTTATGCCGAAACGGCTCGATGATATTCAGGCAGAATTGGATACATTGTTCCGGCAAACATTCGGGGGCGGTATTAAAACTTCCACTGATTCCAAGTTCGGTAAATTGATTGGGATCATGGCGGATCGGGAATCGTCTTTGTGGGAGCTGGCCGAGGCTGTTTACAACAGCCAATACCCAGACAGCGCTAACGATGTATCGCTGGACCGGGTCGGGGAATACACTGCTATCACCCGTAATGCCGCTAGGCCATCCACTGTTACAGTGTACTTGGCAGGAACAAACAGCACGGCGATCCCTGTCGGTACGTTGTTTGCTGTTCAAGATGCAGGCGATCAATTTACAACATTGGCGGCGGTCACGTTGTCCGGCAGTAATTTATCCGTGGCATCACTGACGTTTTCAGGAAATGTTGTCACTGCTACTGCCACGGCGCATGGTCTTACTGTGGGGCGCCGTGTGTTTATCAATAATGCCATCCAGCCAGAATATAATGGACTCCAAACAGTAGAGGTGGTCCCCACGGTTGATACATTTACCTATACCATTATTGGCACACCGGCCACACCGGCCACCGGAACCATCACCGCTGACCCGGCAACCGCCGTTAACGCCGAGTCTGTCGAAACTGGACCCATCACAGCATTGGCGGGAACATTGAATCAGATCGTTAACAATGTCTCGGGCCTGAGCCGCGTTGAGAATCAGGACGATGCACTCAAAGGGCAGGCGCTGGAAAAGGATGCAGAGTTTCGGATCAGACGCGTTGAGGCATTAAAGGGATTGGGCGCGGCACGGCTTGAAGCAATCCGTGGCGCGCTGTTGCAGCTCCCCAATGTCACAGCGGCGACCGTGTTTGAAAATGATACATCTGCATATGATTCGGAAGGCAGACCCCCGCACAGTATTGAATGTTTGGTTATTGGTGGGCTAGATACGGACATTCTTTATGCCGCATGGAACAAAAAAGCGGCTGGCATCAAGGTTGTCGGGCTCATCAGTGGCGCCGTTATGGATTCCCAAGGGATCGCGCATACCAGCAAATTTTCTCGGCCAACCCCGGTTAATCTCTTTTTGGAACTGGATCTAACCGTTAATGCCGATTTCCCCGGGATCGCGGATGTCGAAACCCGCATACTGGACTACGGCACCGGCCTCACGATTGGAGAGGATGTCATTGTCTATCCCTATCTAATTTCGTCATTTAAAGATGTGCCCGGTATTCTTGATGTGGCGGTGAGGATTGGCACCACAGCAAATCCGACTCTGGATGACAATATCGTTATTCCCGCTACACAAATTGCAGATTTCGATTCAGCACGCATCACGATTACCCTGTTATGACCATCAGCAAAATTACCGACCATGCGGTGCGCGCGAAACGTCGTTTACCCCGGCATTTTGATGGTGCGCTGAATTTACAGGCGCTGATCGATATTACCGCGTCTCGCAATCAAGACGTTGAAAATATTCTAATTGATCTACTGGATAAGCGGGCACTTTCTACTGCCAAGGGAAAACAGTTGGATAATGCGGGAACAGTTCTCAACATTAAACGTATAGTTGGTGAAACTAACAGCGCGTATCGTACCAGGTTGTACTCGGGTACGTCGGAGTTGGGAAAAAGTGGTGAGGTTGAACATTTGATCGAAGTATTCAGCCTGCTTACTACACCTGCCTCAATTTTCTATCAGGAAATGTACCCTGCCACCGCGTTATTGACTGCACATACAGACACTGATCCAGTTGATGCGTTCGCAGATGAACAGGTACGAGCAGCAATGAAAAACGTGAAAGCTGGCGGTGTCGGATTATATTTAACATACGCCACCGCAACTGACTATTTATCACTATCCGATAAGTCAGAAACAGATGTAGATGGTAACGGCCCTATCGATCCGCTGCACGGTTTAGGTGATGAAATACTGACTGAAGGCGGGGCAATATCAAGAGCGTTTGGCTATCCATTTTCAATCAGAAATCTAGCAAAGCATTCAAGTGATTTTAGCAAGCCTTCGTGGGGCAAGATTCAAGTCACTGTTGAACCTAATGCAGCAATATCGCCTGATGGAACATTAACGGCGGACAAAATAGTCACAAATGGGACTGCTGATCCGTATGTTGTGCAAAATATTGCTGCTCCGATATCAAAAGGAAATACATTTACCGAGTCATTTTGGTTGTGGACGGATTCAGATCAGCCTACTGGAGCGAGTTTGTTTTTGTATGGAAACCAATATACTACAGACGGAATGATAATAAGCGTCCCTATAACCCTAACGACGATTCCAGTAAGGTATGAGTTAACCATTGCAGCACCTCCCGGTGTTATATCAACGTCAATAATTTGTCGGTTCGATTTGCTAGATGCACCATTGGCCGGAGACTATCTATACGTATGGGGTGCCCAACTCCGAAAGGGGATCTACCCAGGCCCATACGTTGAAACAAACAGTACACAAGTAACGAGGATTTTCAATGGCAACTAAACCAAACAAAAAACTTGAGTGGGTACCGAGTGATGATCCGCTTGCAGTCAGTGAGCCGCCGCTAACGAAGAAAAACAACGGGTTGACTTACAAAGAGCGACCGGCTTTTCAGTTCCTGAACTGGCTATTCAACCTAACTGCAAAATGGGTTAACTATTTTGATGTTGAGCTAAACCAGTTTTCACCGCATGAATTAACGCCTCCGTTGATGGGAGTAATAGTAGATGCTGGACGTATGTGGGATGGAAGTAAGTATGTCAACTTTCCAATTTCAGCTTCTCCGGCAATTGGCGCGCCAACAACAGACCCACGTATTGACAGAATAGCCATTGACTACAACACAAATTCCATAGTCGTGTTAAAGGGAACTGAGGCTACGACCCCTGTCCCACCAGCATATGCAGAAAACCATTATCCGATATGCCGAGTTAGCTTGGTTGTCAATCAAACGGAAATTGTAGATGCGGATATCGATAACGAACGCCCAAGCTCTCCTGATTATGTGAGACGTACCGGTGGAAAAGTTACTGGCACTTTACAGGTGGATAAAATTACTTGTTTGCCAGCAAAAACTACGGGAACAGGTGCCGCCTACGTCGCAGATATCGGTGTGAATTATTTGGAGTCTGGCAGGGTGTATGAGGTGCAAATCCATATAAATAACACAGGAGCATGCACAGTTGGCTTTGGTCCTGGTACGGAAATCGTAAAGATGCTGGATACCAGCCATCCTTATGCTGGCGCCTTACGTGCTGGGATGATTGCAAAATTTTTATATGATTCAGCTAGCTTAGTGTTGTTGAATCCTGTCTTGGCAAATAAAAACGATTTAGCCTTATCAAACTGGACTCTGGCTGAGCCTCCAAATACATCCGGTACCGATCTTTTGGCAATTGCTCATAATGGTTCTGATATATTTGTGGTGGTTGGCGCACTTGATGGAGTAGGCGGTGTTATGCAAATCAGTACAACATGCGGTCATTTTTGGAAAAATATAACTACCCCACAAGCATTAGGCTTATTGGATATCACTTATGGCAACGGTCTATTTGTTGCTGTCGGATGGCCGGACGTAACAGACGCCTACATTATCACGTCACCGGACGGGATTACATGGACTGAAAGAGCGAATCCAAGCAGTCTAGACTTGCTTGGAATTACTTATGGCAACGGTCTATTTGTTGCTGTAGGTAAGAACGACACAATAGACGCCTACATTGTCACCTCAACAGATGGCATTACATGGACTAAAAGAGCGAATCCTAAAGCAGTAAATTTATCGGGTATCACTTATGGCAACGGTCTATTTGTTGCTGTCGGATGGCCGGACGTAACAGACGCCTACATTATCACGTCACCGGACGGGATTACATGGACTGAAAGAGCGAATCCAAAAAGTGAATATTTATATGGCGTAACTTATGGTAATGGATTATTTGTTGCTGTAGGAACTGCTATTGATACAATCGACGCCTACATTATCACTTCACCGGACGGAATCACATGGACTGAAAGAGCGAATCCACACCCCTCAACTCTTTTTGACATAATTTATGAAAACGAAATATTTGTTGCGGTAGGTAATGAGGCCAGTGGTAATGCAGCATACATATTAACTTCAATTGATGGGATTGAATGGCGAAAAAGATTTAATCCTCTTAAATTTCACAACTTGCACGGTGTTGCTTATGGGCAAGGAACATTTGTTGCGGTTGGTGATTATGTAAATTCATTTGTTGGAGTATTAAGAACGTTAACCATCGAATAGGATATAAAACATGACACCAGAACAAATCAAAGCCGCCGTCAGTGAAGCGCTTGACGAAAGAGGAATCAAGCAGCATGAAGACCACCATGATTTCATCCAGGAGATGATTGCAAAAAGTGAGCGCAGACAAGCTTTGTGGCAGCGCTTTAGGCTTTCTCTCGTAGGAGCGGTGGCAACTGCATTAGTTGGGCTACTGGCGTTGTTCGGGAAATGGATTGTCGAGAATTCGCCTGTTGTATGGTGGCACTCATGAAATCCCGCAAACTCTGGTTTTTCATCGGCATGATAATTATGTCAACGGCACTACTGATAAACGCGGTCATTCCTCCCGATACCTGGGAGCACGTCATGACAATATGTGCAATCGGTTATGCAGGAGGAAATGTAGGTGAACATTTCGCAAATAGAAACGAGTGAAATACAAAACCGGCGTTGTCAACCCATCGGCAACACCGGGTACATCGTTGTTATTTTCTAATGATCTGCGCTTCAACTTTTTTAAAAACCGTCGCTCGCTCGACTTGTATTTTTTCTATTGAGTGAACCCAGATAATAATGATGATCAACAATATTGAATTAATTATCCCAATCCAGTTTGTCGGCCGATAGCGCGCTCCAAGCTGGGCTACAAGTTCCAAGTCTTTGTCTACATTTATTTCCATGATCTTCCTCTCCGTCCATCACTACAGCACAAAACAGCAATGGCCAGATAAGCCACCACCTTTGTGATTTTCGTTTTAGACTGAGAATATCACCATAGAAATATATTTAAAATCAATGGGTTTCGGCTGCCTCTGTTAGAGTTTTCGCAATCTGTGGATCAACCAATCCGGCATATTGCAACAGCAAACGCCAGGCGGAATATGGCATTTCGCGGTAGTTTTTCGCATCAACAGGCGCCGTGTACCGTCGTACCGTCCGCTCATTTACCCCGATGATTAGCCCGGCTTCGCTGCCGGTCAATTTCTTTTTCCCTGGATCAGTTGCGTGGCCAGCGTACTCAATAACGCGCCGAATCTCATCAGGTGTCGGTGTCTCCCAATTGTTATCAAACGTGCGCAGCGTTGAACTGCGCAGATCGATATCCTGCCGTGTGTATTCATAATTAACTATTTTTTCAGACATATGTGCGTCCTCAGTGGGGAGGGGCTGCTACAGCAGCCCGTTTTCCGCAAAACTAAATTGTTCCTTGTATCCGATGACCAAGTGATCAAGTACGTTAATTTCAAAAAGCGCGAGCACTTTCTTCAGTTGTTTGGTTAATACACGATCTGCTTCGCTGGGATCTGCTTCGCCGGATGGGTGATTGTGTGTGAAAATAACCGCTTTGGCGTTGACTTCCAGGGCACGTTTGGCAACTTCGCGGGGGTAGACACTGGCGCCGTGGATGGTGCCACGGAACATTTGATTAAACTCAATTAGTGCCAATCTGGTGTTCAGGAAAAATACCCCGAAAACCTCGTGGTCAAGCCCAGCAAGGGCCAGCGTGGCGTAATTACGGACGGTAGTAGGGCTGTTGAGTACTGGGCCGTACTGCCTCAGGCGGCCCTCAAGAATGGTCAGGGCCTGGGAAATGATTTGATCTTCAGCATTTTTAGTCATGGTTTTTTCCAGTTTTGCTGCCGTGGCGGTGTGCCTGGCGTATGGTTAATATTAGGGCCGATGGTCCTAATTGTCAAGGTGTTATTTCTGAATTTTAAGGCGTATTTTGGGTCGTGTGAACAGAAAAACGAAGTTTATCTGACCGAGGTCTATCCGATAATTAAATACAACGGCAAGAATTTTATGCTGGCGGATGAGTTGAGGTTTTCGCCGACTGACAATCAGTTGGTGCAGGGTGGTTATGGTCATCATAATCTCTTAGTTTTTCATCAGTGGACCACACTTTAATTTCTCCGCTATACTTGTTTTCATAACAAATACGAATGTCCATTATACTGCCGTCTATCAATGACTGTACTTTTTCGTAATCTTTTGTAGATATTACTAACTTCCCCATTACTATCGTTTGAGTTGGTGATACAGCGTAGTTATTAGCAAGTTTCCGAGAGGATATGCTTATTACATCAATACCAACAAGTAGATTTTCTAAAAATTCCTTTATAGTTCCGCTATACGGATTTTTGTCAACAAATAATTGAATCTTATGGAAGTAAGCTACACCTTTTCCGTTGTTGCTTATCTCTTTGGTAAATGTCGTTATATCAGTGCCAACGTCTATATCAAGACTATCAACAAGCTCAGGTTCATGATTATATATGTTATTTTTTTCGTTCGCCTTCATACTGAAAAATGATAAAGTAAACGCTCCAATTGACACCATTATAGCTACAATAGATAACGAAATATCCATATTAGTCTCTCTCCACAGGCATAATCATCTCCAGCAATTTTTTACCGTTTCCTTTACAGTCTTTTAGCGCCTGATCGATTACCTCGGACTGCATTGCTCGAATAACACGTTTCGGCGTCGATGCTCGTCCGTTTTTAAAATCGTTGAAATCCTGCGACTTATATTTAGTACCATGTTTCTGGTTAAATTGCCGCCCAGCCTCGGCATTGCTGAGTGGTTTTTGTAACTCAAAATAGTATTTTACGATGTTCATTTATAGTTTAGTACTCACTATACAATTAGGGCACGCCTCGCCGTCATCAATAAACGGTCCTCGATAGTGGCATGTTTTGCAATTTTGCCAGTCACTCACATTGTCTAGTTGTATATACTGCCGCTGTTTATTGTCCGCCGACAACACAGCGGCACAGGGCTTGCCTTTATATGCGACGACGAGCTCACGTAAATGGGTAACGGCGATCTTCGCGTCATCGGTCGCCGTGTTATCACTGGCCCGTTGTCCGCTCCAGCGCAGGTAGCTGCGGTAGGTCATTGGTTATCTCGCCATTCAATCAGCCCATCGATAAATGCGAGTAATTCTCTCTCCTCAATTCGTCTGAAATTTTTATGTTCTCTGCCAGCGCGCCAGCCCTGTAACTGGCTATTGCTAGGGGTGAAAGGGCCGGTAAACCGGCCCTTTTCTTTTAGATTATTCATTAACATATTCTGCATCGGCGGCGTTTTCACACTCAGACAACAAATTCATTAACGCATTACCCGCCGAGAACATTTCCATCGTCCCATCAGATGTTTGATTCATTACGCGGCTCTTAAATTCACGAATTTCGTCATCGGTAGCCAATCTGGCTACTGCACCCCGTGTGTCGCATATCGTTTTATAGTCGTTATAATTTTTACCCGTAACTATCTGCATTGAACCTGGCCACGATAATTCTACGAAACCCACAACCCCATCCTCACAGTCCCATGATTTGGCCCAGACTATTTTATGTTTAAAATCATGATAATCAGTCATTTAGTAATCCCTCCAAATTTTCACGATGATCCATCATGCTGTCGGAAAAACGAATAGGCATGTTTGTTTTAGATACTAATTCATTAATACGCTGTGCTATTTTATCGTAATCAAAACCAATTCCATACGGCCGAGACTGATCCAGTGTTTCATATATATAGTGCGAAGAATTTTCCGGTTGGTTTAAAAAATTATAGGTTTGATACGTACCACCCATACGCACCCGAGCACAAATACAGGAACCTGATGTCAGATCGTATTTTTGAGTACATATAAACAGGTAGTCAGTGTTAGCTGGTTCGTTGATCATTTTCATTTGAATTTCTCCGTTTCATCCCCGGAAACCGCCGGGTCGGTACTGCTCAGTTCATGGTTCAAATATACCCCAATAATCGGGTACAGTCAAACGCTATTTTCATTTATTTTTGCTTATTTGGCGCAAATAAAATTTCGAGTAAAAACACACTTTGCATAAATATTATATAGAGACCGATGTATTTACCGAAATAACAGTCCGTAAAAAAAGTGTGGCAAATATTGATGTCCGCTGTTCACCGAATGTGGAGGCGGATTGACAATAAATATAATTACAAATAGGAAATATAAAATTGAAATCAATAATACAAAATTTATCGTTACTGGTTGCGCAAATTACGTTGTGCATCCTCGTGCTACACGTTGTTTTGGGGTGGAGGAATAAAAAATCAGATGAATAGGGACTGACCCGGCGGGGGCTAAATACTGATTTTCTCGTAATCTTCACGCGAGCACAGAGGTATTGCCCCCATTGCATCAACCATCATTCGTGGCCCTGCTGAATTGAGTCGCAGGGGATTGCCGGGGGCAGGTATAACGGCATAGAGAGGGTGTTTTTCTTGTACGCAGAACCTCGCGTGCGTCGTGGTGCCGCTATTTACGGTTGCCTCTACGACAATTGAGCAGGCCGATAATCCGACCTGTATTCTGTTCCGTGGTGCAAAATGGTTTCGGCTGACGGGCGCCCCAGGTGGGTGCTCCGAGACCCACAAACCGCCGTTATCTAAAATGCGTTGTGCCAGGGTAGCATTCTGCTGGGGCTGTGCCATGTGCAAACCATGCGCGAGAACGGCGATGGTTTTTCCGCCGGCGGCCAGGCAGGCTTCATGTGCTCTGGCATCAATTCCCAGGGCCAGGCCGCTGACCACGATAGCTCCCAGGTCAACGACATACCGGGTAATTCGTTCAGTGATAATCAGGCCGTTTGGTGTGGCGGTGCGTGTACCGACGATAGACACGCCAGGGGTGTGTTTCAGCAGGTCCAGGTTGCCGCGCGCATAAAGTGTTGCCGGTGGGTTATTAATCTGCCTGAGGCTCTCAGGATACAGCGTGGAATCCAGGGGGATAGTCTCGATGTGGTTCGTGGTGTTTATATCGGGTTTCTGCATATGTTGACACCGGGCTAAAAATGGCAAATACTTTCCTAACCCATGCAGCTAAGTATTTGATTTATTTGATAATATTAATTGTATTTTATTAGGAAATATCAATGTAACTTATTGAATTGTACCGTATATTTACTAGATTGTGATTCCAGTCGTCGGGGGTTCGAGTCCCCTTAGCCACCCCATT